CTACTCAAACGATATGATGCGCTCACCGCTCGGCGCAGCACCTGGAACTCCCTTTACTCCGACCTGGTGGACTACCTCATGCCGGACCGGGGGCCCTTCACCGGGGAGATCACCCCCGGCACCGACCGCTCACTGCGACAATTCGACTCGACACCACCCGACGCGCTCACTCGGATGGTCTCGGCGCTCCACGGCATGATGGTCAATCCCGCCACCAAGTGGTTCAAACCTTCCTTGAGCGGCGTTCCGAAAGATGTTAAAGAAAACGCCGAAACGCAGAACTGGCTCGGCGAAGTGTCGGAAATCACCCTTGAGGCTTATGGGAACAGTAATCAAGCCCTCCAAATGCACGAGCATCTCTACGATGTAGGGGGCCTGGGCACTGGCGTGCTCTTCCAGGAAGAGGACGAGAAACAGCCCGGCGAGGTAAATTTCTCGGCCTTCCCGCTGTCGACCTGTTTCATCGCCGAGGATGCTAATGGGCGGGTGGACAGCTTATATCGCCTGTTCAAGCACACCGCGCGCCAGGCGCAACAAAAGTGGCCGGGCAAGCTCAGTGAGAAAATCACCAAGGCGGCGGAGAGGAACCCCGAAGAGGAGTATCAATTTCTGCACGTCGTCGAGGAGCGCGAGAAGTGGGACAAGCGCTACACGGCGACGAACCCCAAGGCCCGACCCTGGGCCTGTTATTACGTCGAGTATGAGCAAAAGCGCCTCGTGGTGGAGAGCGGCTATCACGAAATTCCTTTCTGCGCTCCCAGGTGGACGAAGGCCAGCGGGGAAATCTACGGGCGCAGCCAGGCCATCACCAACATCGCCGACATTCGGATGCTCAACCGGGTGCAGGAGAGTTTCATCACCGCGGTGGAGCTGGCAACTGAGCCGGCCTATCAGGCGCCGGTGGGCTTTTTCCTCTACGAGCCGGTGCGTATCCCGAACTACATCAACTATTACCGCCCGGGAATGACCGACCGAGGTCTCGAACCCCTTCCCGACGGCGGCAACCTACCCGCCACCGACGCCTACATCCAGCGCCTTCAAGAAAAGATTGAGACGCATTTCTTCGTAGACATTCTGACGACCCGCGAAGGACCGCAGATGACGGCCACCGAGGTGTTGCAACGCCTCCAAGAGCGGATGCAGCTTCTCGGACCGGTGCTCTTCCGGCTACAGAACGAGCTCCTAAAACCCATGATCATGAGGACCTACGGGATCCTCAAGCGCGCCGGCCGGATACCCAATCTTCCTTCGGTGCTGGTGCCTTACGAGAAAAACCTGATCATCGAATACACCTCTCCCATCGCGCGAGCGCAGCGCATGGAAGAGGCCCAATCCATTATGCAGCTGCTCGAATTCCTCTCCCCGCTGTTGGGTATCGACCCTGACGTGGTGGCCATGCTCAACACCGAGGAGATGCTGCGCGGCCTGGTCCGCATCCTGGGCGTGCCGCAGGAGATGGTCTTTGTGGGCACCAAGCTGAAAGAGCGTAAGGAGCAGTTGCGAGAAAGCAGAAAGGGAGCGGTGGCCCTGCAGGAAGGCAAGGAGATGGCCGAGATCGTATCGAAGGTGAGCGATGCAACCCAAACCCAAAAGGCCGCATAAAAAGGCCCAAAAGGACCCTGAACCAAAGGTGGCCGACCCCGGCACCTTGGCGCCGCAAAGCCCCCCAGCCGCCCCCGGCGACTTGCCGCCGCTCAACGCGGCCTATCGGCAGGTGTTCAACACCCCCGCCGGGCTCCAGGTGCTCGGCGACCTTCAGGACAACGGCTTTATCCATACGTCCACCCATGTGCCGGGAGATCCCAACGGCACGGCCATGAACGAAGGAACCAGGCGTATAGTGCTTCACATTCAGAACATGCTCCGGGTGGAGCCTGGCCAGATGCCCAGGCAGGTAATAAGGGAAAAAGGGAGGGGCAGATGATCCATGGGATAGGTATACGGTCGTGGCGGGAAATGTGGTCGCGGCGCTGGCGTTATTATCAAACCGGCACTGGCGCTGGTGACGGCGGCGCTGGTGACGGCGGCGCTGGTGACGACTGGCGCGCGGCTCTTCCCGAGGAGATGCGAGCGGACCCGGCGATCCAGGACTTCAAGGACGTGGGGGCCCTGACGAAGGGCTTCATCGAGACCAAAAAGCTGGTGGGCCAGAAGGGGCTCAGCCGGCCGGCGGACGAGGCCGGCGAGGAAGAGTGGAATTCCTTTTACAAGGCCCTCGGCCGACCGGACGCACCCGACGGTTACGGCCTTGAGATGCCGACCGAAGAGAAGGTGCCCAAGGGTGTCTACGTGAGCGATGGGCTACACCAAGGCTTTCTCTCACTCGCCCATAGGGTTGGGCTCATGCCCGGCCAGGCCCAGGTGCTTCAAGCGGGTTTCATGGAGCTTTTGGGCACGGAAGCCGCGAGTCTCGAGGATGCTGATAACGCTGCCTTTGAGAAGGCCGAAACGGTGCTGAAGGACGAGTGGGTCAACGACTTCGAAAAGAACCGCGAGCTGGCCCGCCGTGCCGCGGCGACCGTGTTTGGAAAAGACGGCATGGAGGAGCTCGTTAAATACGGCTTCGACAATAACCCGACCTTCATCAAGAAAATGTTCGCCCTCGCGCAAGGCATGGATGAGGAGCGCCTGGCGGCGGGGACCGGCGCGGCCGGCGGAGAGTTGAGCACCCAGGAAGCGCAAAAGCGGATCGACGAGATCAAGGCCGACCCGAAAGGACCCTATTGGGCAACCGCGGCGAGCCCGGAGCACAAGGCCGCGGTCGAGGAAGTGGAGCGCTTGGAGGGCTACGTCGCCAAGTTGAGGAGGCAGAGCCGTGCCTAAGTTCAGCGTGACCGCCGAGGTGCTGGCCGACCGCGAGGCCTTCGAGGTGCTGGTCAAGCTTGAGGTGCTCCACACGGTGCTGTTGGTCGGGAGCAACCGGGACCGCGAGAACCCGCTGCCGGCGGTGGACAAGTTCAGTGAGCACATCCTGAAACCCTTACGCAAGGGCCACAAGCCGGCGACCGGTCGAGGGAAGGGGAAAAAAAGTGGCAAATGAGGGTTGGAAGGAATGTCTGCGACGCGGCGGCCATGTGGTTCGCGGCGAGCACGGTATCGCGTGCAAGCGACCGGGCAAGGAGCCCGTCTACGCCGATAGCGGGGTGCGCGGAAGCACCCGACGCCGAGCTCCCACGACGGCGAAACGCCCGCGGACGAAGAGATAAAGCCGATTTTCAACGGCCGGCGGTGGAGATTACCCATAGCGGCCTTCACGCTGGCCATCCCCCACGGATTACCGCCTCCCAAGCTTCGGGGCGGCCCGGCAGACGATAGAAAGACGCCCGCTTAGCTCAGGCGCGGCCCTGCCGAGAGGCACGAAGGCGGAATGGATTACCCCACCCGGGGCCCTCCGCTTCCCCCCTATCGAGTGGGATTACCCACCTGGCGAGCAGTGAAACTTTGCTTGCTTTTGGAGGGTAAAACCCATGACCGCACCATTGAATGTCGAAGAGCACTGGATCAAAACCTATTCGGACAACGTGCGCCTGGTGGCGCAGCAGAAGGAGTCGAGAATCCGGCCCTACGTCACCGAAGAGGAGATGGAGGGCGAGGTGCATTTCATGGACAGCTACGGACAGGCTGACATGGTGCAACTACAGAGCCGGCTCCAGGCCACACCGCACACGCCCATCCCGCACGAGCGGCGCATGGTGGGCGCCTGGCCCTATGTGTTCAATGAGTTCGTGGACCCGACCGACATCCGGCGCATTCTCACCGACCCGACCCGGCGTTACACCCAGGTGGCGGCGGCCGGCGCCAGTCGGCAGATCGACGACATCCTGATCACGGCATTCGAGGCCGCCGTGCTTATCGGTAAAGAGGGCGCCGGGGGAACGGCATCCTTCGACAGCGGCAACGTGGTGGCCGCGGCGACGGCCGGCCTGACGGTGGCCAAGCTCAACACCGCCGCGCGCATCCTGGACGAGAACGAGGTCGAGGACGAAGATCGGACCATCGTGGTCACGCCCAAGGGCCTCGAAACCTTGCGCAACGAAGAGAAGGCTACGAGCTCCGACTATGCGGCCGTGAAAGCCCTGGTGAACGGGGAGATCGACAGCTTCCTCGGCTTCAAATTCGTCAAGTGCAACCGCCCGGGGCTGCGTGCGAGCACCACCGCACATTCCGCCTATTTCTGGCACAAGCAGGGGATGGGCCTGGCCATAGCTCAGGAGCCGACCGCGCGTGTGGACCAGCGGCCGGACATGAACTACGCTACCCAGGTCTGGCTCGGTCTGGACATGGGGGCGGTGCGCTTGGAGGAAGCGCGCGTGGGGAGGATCGACGTGGTGGTGGCCGCATAAAAGCGCCGCCGCCTCTTGGAAAAACGCCTGGCGAGTGTGAGTTTAAAAATGCACTCGCCGGGCACCATTGAGAGGGGACAGACGTATGACAGCACATAAAGGGGTAAACCAAACGAAGCTCACCACCTCGCGCTGGACTCCCCAGGACGTGAAGGAAAACTCCGCGCCGATCCGGGTGGTGGACGATACCGTAGTCTGCGCGGCGGCGTCGGGTGACACGCTGACGATGGTCGCGCCGCCGGCACACGCGAAGCTCGATCTGATGACCTCGATAATCTTCATCTCCACCATGAGCGCCACCGCGGCCGTCGACATCGGCAGCGACAGCGGGGCCACCGGGGCACAGACGGCGCTCTTCGCCGCACAGACGGCGCCGAGCGGTAAGAAGCTTACCTTCGACTCGGTCGGCTTTTTCAACAAGGAGTGGGACGGCGGGGAGCTCCTGTTCACCTTCTCCGGCTCCTACACCACGGCCACCATCACCGTGAAAACGCAGTTGGCATACAAGGACGTGCCTTAGAAAGCCTGACCGCACACCTCCCGTCGGCTCAGGCCAGGGGCGGCGCAGCGACACGCCTGGGCGCTTCGCCGCCCCAATTTAACAACCCGGGCGGACGTGGTGAGTCATGGCCGGATTGACCGATCTATTCAACGCGGCGCTGGTATTCATCACCGCCGAAAAAGTAACGACCCCGGATGAGGAATCGGAAGAAGCTCGCCGCTGCCTGGCGGTGTGGGAGCAGCTGCGCGACGAGGTGCTGCGCGCCTATGCCTGGCATTCGGCCACGCGGCGCAAGAGTGTCACGGCCGACGCCGGCGGCGCGCCCGACTTTGGATGGACCTATCGCTTTACCCTGCCGGCCGATTGTATCCGGGTGATCGGACTTTCCGACCCCGCCGTGGCCTTTTCAGTGGAGGGCCGTTTTCTCCTCTCCGACACGACGCCGGCGGAGATCATCTACACCGCTCGTATCGATCCCGAATTGATGGACGCGCTGCTCTTCGACACACTCGCCAAGCGCCTGGCGGCCGAGATCGCCTTCAGTGTGACGAACTCCACGACGCTCACCGCCAAGATGTTCGACATTTACCAGAAGGTCATGGCCGTGGCCCAGGCCGCCGACGGGCGCGAGAGCATGGCCGCCCTGGTGAACACCGTCATAGACGCCGCCCTGGCCTTGCTGATGAACCAGACCACCACCGACGACACCCTGGTGGCCAAGGCGCAGCGTATCGCCGCTCAAGCGTTGATCAACGCTCGGGGCCTGGTGCTGGCCGACCACGATTGGAGCTTCGCCACCGCACGGGCCGCACTCACCTACGGGGAGCTTTTTACCACCTGGGCCGACCAGACGGGCAATATCTGGACCGTCACCCTTACCTACACGGCGAACCGGGTATCCTTCGCGGGAACCGACGGCACCGAGGTGGATGAGGCTGCCGACGTGACCGCCGCGAACGAGTGGCATTTCGAGGCGAGCACCAAGAAACTCACCGTCTACTCGGTCGGCGACCCGGGCGCCACGGTCAGGGTGGATGAGGC